TGATAGGTGAAAGTTATTTCAGTACCCGACTGTAAACATCTAAAAGTAGCCATAAAAACTCCAAAAAAAGGGGGGTATTAGCCCCCTTTAATTAAACAGTACGAACCACAACGCAATCAACTTGAGTGCTTGCTAAGTCCAATGTACCGCCTGATTCGTTTTGGAAACGAATGGAGACAACACCTGCGGCTGAAACATAAGATGTGATAGAGATGCCAGAGACATCCACACCCATACTTACGCCCAAAACAATGTCGCCCAAAGCCACACCAGGTACTGCAATGGTGTTTGTCTCACCAGCGCCATCTACCAAAGATGAAGCGTTTAGAGTTGCTGTTACAGACCAAGTATCCGAAAAAAGACCTCGGAACTGGTCATTTCCCCTACGGGAAACTACTGCTGTTGCTGCTGCCATAATAAATCTCCTTAAATTAAAAAATCCCCCCACCGATTAAGGCGAGGGGAAAAGGCAACTATTAGGCTGGAACTGCTAACGCAAATGCGCTAGAAGACAAAGCTGCACCAGTTGTAGCGGCTGCACGAAGTGCTTTCACGCCATACAAAGTATCAGATGTAAACAAAGTGGCAAGATAATCCTGCTTGTACTGAGTTTGTGAACGGATACCAATTTGCTCAACCAGAACCATAGAGTCCTTGTGACCCATCAAGCAGATACGATCTGTGGTGGAATTACCTGCACCAGTATCAGCATTGCTAGATGTGAACACAGGGATACCATACAGATTACCGATTTCACCAGTACGGATTGCATTGCCATTACCCACAAAAGCCTGTTCTGTGTAACGGGAAAGACCCATCAACGTATTGCGGCTTGAAGGAGGAATGATAAAGAAACGACCATCCATAGGAGTGTCGTTGTCATCCAAACGCTGAATGGTTCTGCGGATAGCGGCATCAGTCAAAGCGGAAGCATTGGAAGATGTGCTGTTGTAAGCAGTAGTACCATCACCGCCAATAAAGGCTTTGGTGGATGTATTGCTTGTAGCGTAGTCGTTCGTACCGACAGTAGCACCATTGAATGCACGACCCAATTGGATCAAGCTAGTGTCTACTTGCTTGGCAAGCGCATAACCCGCATCAGCAGTGTAGAACTGGCGCAAGCTGTTCAAGGCTTGTGCTTCAACGATGTCCTCAATGAAACGTGAATATTCAAAGTGTTGGTTAATAGACACTTGAACTTCTGTCTCAGTATCGGCAATCAGAGTAACGGCAGTAGATGCCGCTTTCGCTGTTGCGTTACCACGGGTAGGTGCGGGAATGTGTACTACATCACCCTTCTTACCTTTAAAGTTCATCTTCATTACGATGTTTGCCAAAACAAGATTTTTCTTGTAAGCGGCTACGATTTCATCACTCCAGATTTCTGGGATGAATTTTTCTGCGGTGGTTACTGTTACCGCTGGGGTTGGATATGCCATGATTTAATCTCCTAAAGTTTAACGAACCCGTTTCTCTGCGTATGCTGCCATGATTTCATCACTTAAAGCATCGTAGCGATTCGGGTCTTGCATTTTCAGCCGAATGAGGTCAGCCCTTCTGTAGACTCTTTTTGAACTCTCTCCTGATCCACCTGTGTCAACTGTTACAGCTTTCATGGTCTTAGCCCGAGCCGCAGTGTCTGCTTGCTCAGATTCCTTAACCCTAACGCCTCGTAACTGCTTAAAAGTGGATAACAATTCATTAGCCGAATCATAATCAAACTCACCATCAGCTTTTGCGTAGAGTCCTAAACGGATAGGTGATGATTTCACCCAGTTTTGGAACTCGGAATCATTGACTACTTGGGAGTAATCAGGGTGATCCTGCACTAACTTCTGTTGAATCTGCATCCTTTTGAACTCTTGACCCGCTTGGCGAGCCGCTAGAACATCTGGATGTTTATCAATCGTTTCCTGAACTGCTTTTTGAGGATTCTCAAAAAAGTCAACTTCTGGTTCAATCTCTACTTGCTGTTGTTTGGAATTGAGGTTTTGCTTGAGCAACTCGTCAGCCAATTTACGGACTTCACCGACCTCTTGGGCCTGTTTACCAATGAGCTTTTCAGCCTCTTGGTGCATCCGTACTACCTCCTCTAAACTTTTTTCCCTGTATTTCTCAGGGAGTTCAGTCTTGGATTCTTCTATTTCGAGTTCGCCTAGCGGCTCATTTTCTTCATCAATCAGCATATTTTTGTTCCTGCCTAAATGGTTCTAGGATAATTAACTCGGCTTTCGCTTATGAGTTAGCTTTGCGTTCAGCATTTAATCTATCTAAGTGGCTTCTCTCGAACTTTCCATGCGCTGATGGAAATGTCCCAGACCACCCTTCTAGACGAAATGCTGGCGCTGATAGAATGCGATGAGTTTCCTCACCACACTCACATACTAGACTTGTTGTCTCATAATCAACAAATCTCTCTGTCTTGTGCCTGTTTATACAGGCAAATTCATACATTCTTCTCATTTAAATCCTCGTATGCACGTTCGCTTGCCCATTTCAGGGTTTGTAGCCAAATTAGGATAGAAATCTCACCTTTGCGAAATTGTAAACTTTTTTCGTCTGCAATGGTAGATACATTATTCATAGATTCAAGCATTTTGTCTACATCTTGCATTAAATCTATCCAGCCTTGACTGGAAAACAGATCAAACCGATCCTCATAATATTTCTGAAGGTCAGGGGTCATGCTGATGCGGCCTCTAATGGAGACAAATCTTCAGTTGTCCAAAAGTCTTTAGCCAACATCAAAACTAGATGCTCTTTGTTACGAGCCAAGCAGTCTGCCCAATCTTCAGCAGTCATATCCTCTGGCTTACCACCATTGATGAGATTAACGCTATCTAAACATGCAGAGTAGTGCTTGGCAATTTGTTCTGCGGTGATAGTTTCAGTAGTCATGGTTTTCCTTTAGTTAGCTTCAAGTTGTGCTACACGAGCACGGAGGGTTTGCAATTCTTTTAACAGTACGACAGTCAGGCGTTCATATTGGAAGCCTTCAACTTCACCTGCTTCGTTGCGTGTAACCAGTTCTTCAAATCCAGCTTCAGCGGCTTCGTCAGCAATCAAACCTAGATGGTCTTTAGTCTGGTCATCGTTTTCGCACTTGGACTTGTAGCGCACAGGGCGAAGCAAGTTAATGTCCATTTCCTCAAGATTACGAATGTCTTGCTTGTATTTCAAAGCTGAAGTTGAACGATTGATTGTCCCACTTGCCGCAATCATCATGTTGGCTGCACTTGCAGTCGTAGAAGCATAGATTGCAGCAGAAACCCAAGTACCACCTGCGGTGCTGTAATACATTCGTGGATTACCATCCCCATCAGACAGCACGATGTAGTTGCTTAATGTGCGAATGTCTAGGCTACCTTGGTTGCCTGTGTAGCTACCGATGATGGTGTTTTTAGTTCCAGAAGTAACGGCATTGCCAGCTAATTTTCCAAAAAAAGTATTGCCACCACCAGTAGTGCTTTCACCAGCATAGTAACCAGCCATGCAGTTATCGCTTCCTGTAGTAATTGATTTTCCAGCGCCTATACCTAAGTAGACACTATTCGTACCAGTAGTATTTGCATACCCCGCCTGATAACCTACAGCGGTATTGTTAGATGCTGTGGTGTTGCTATACCCCGCCTGATAACCTACAGCAGTGTTGTTAGATGCTGTGGTGTTGGATGTTAACGAATCATAACCAAGAGCTACGTTATAACTACCAGTTGTAACAGCGAAGCCAGCGTTCACCCCCATAGCTACGTTAAAACCACCTGTGCTATTTGTTGCCAATGCAGCAGCACCAAAGGCTGTGTTTCTAGCGCCAGTTGTGTTTGAACCTAAAGCATTCCAGCCAACTGCTGTGTGGTAATCGCTAGAAGTGCTTACATCTAAAGCAGCATAACCCACACTTGTATTACCTTGCCCTGTCGTATTAGCCGCCAAAGCACTAGCACCCACCGCAGTATTGGTAGACACAGCACCTGCACCACGGCCTACTGTTAGGCCTTGGATGGAACCCGCACCTGTGACAGTTAATGTGCTAGACGCTGTCAACGTAGTAAACGCACCCGTGTTAGCTGTTGTAGCACCTACAGTGCCGTTAATGTTGATGGAGGCCGTGCCCGTCAGGTTAGTGACTACGCCGCTTGCGGGTGTTCCCAAAGCAGGGGTGATCAGCGTGGGGCTAGTAGCAAACACCGCAGCGCCAGTACCTGTTTCGTCTGTTAGCGCCCCAAGAAGTTGAGCAGAAGTAAACGAACCCAAAGATGTAGCGTTGCCAATGGAGGTGACCGCACCCGTTAAGTTGGCGTTTG